AAATATCTCTCGATCATCTTTGGCCCTGGCGCTATCGGTTATGCCGAGGAACAACCCGCTGGTGAAGATGGCCTTGACTACGAGCGCTCGCCCGACCGCGGCAATGGCGGCGGTGCAGAAACGCTATGGACACGCCGGAATTTCGTTACTCATCCGCTGGGCTTTACGTTTGAGGGCACTACTATCACAGGCACTCCGACGACTACGCGGCCTATTTCTGCTAACTGGTCTGACCTCGCGCTAGCCACCAACTGGACGCGCAAATTCGACCGCAAGCAGGTGCCAATGGCATTTGTAACTTCAAACGTAGCGGCGTAATCAACTGCTAGCCCTGCGGGGCTAGTAGCTCTAGAGGATTCATCTATGTCTACTGCAAAAGATAACTACATTGACCCCAATGCAAAAGCGCGCTGGGGCTTTGGCTCCGAAGGCGGGCAGGTCACTGTTGGTGACAAAACGGTTGGCGAGACTGGCGGCGTAGATAGCGTGCGCACTGACGCGACCCAAGATGCCGCGCGCAAGAATGGCGGCGGCACCAAGGCCAAGAGCAGCGACAAGTAACACTCAAGGCGTCCACGGGCGCCCTCTTATTTCAAAGGACAGCGAATGAACATCTACATTACTGTAGCCGACGTTACCGACATTCTAGGCGTTAGCTGGTTCGGCGATGGCGATGCTGATCTCGCTGTTCTGCAAGCCAACGCCTGGCTATCTGCCAAAGGCGTAGCGACGAATGACCCGGTTGACGCGGACGTTGTATTGGCGGGCGCATATCTGGCGAAAGAGGCGTCTATCAACGGCCTTTATGCTGACAGCGAGCCCACCGTTAAGCGCAAGCGCGTTAAAGCTGACAGCGTTGAGTCAGAAACCGAGTACATGGACGGCTATACCGCCCGCACGGGGCAACTTAGGTTTGTCCACGACCTGCTAAGGCCTTTCCTACCCGCAGGCGGCGGTTCTAACTTCGATGTACGGAGGGCTTGACATGGGTATTCGCTCCGATATTCAGACCGACATTGCCGCAGCGTTTGATACTGACCTAGCGGATACAGTCAGCCTCTTAGAGGGTGTGTTCACGCAATCGAGCGGTGAGTATGACCCGGCCACAGGGCAATACCCTACGATTACCACAAACTACCGTGGTCGCGGCGTATTGGGCGGGTTTCGCACGTTCGAGATCGACGGCGTTCGCATCCTAGCGACTGATTACAAGATCACCGCGCTGCAAAACGAGTTGTTGCTAACAGGCACCAGCTCCCCCGCTGTCCCGCGAGTCGATGACGTAATCAACGGCATGACCGTTATCGACGTGCAGCAAGACCCGGCAAATGCAGCTTGGTCGCTACAATGCCGAGGCACGCCAACATAGAGGGCGACTAAATGGCCTGGTCAAGACCACTATCAGGATTCGCTACCGAAGTTGAGCGCGACCAAAACAAGCGGTTACGCGGCTTTGCGCTCCAAGCACTATCTGGTGTGATTGAGCGCAGTCCTGTCGACACCGGCGCGTTTCGCGGCAATAACACCGTTTCCGTTGGCTCAGCAGATAACAGCGTAGACCCTAACGCCGCCGACCCATCCGGCACACAGGCGCTAAACGAGGGCATGCGAATCATCGGGCAAGTAAACGACGCGTTCGGCGTGATTTACATACAGAACAATCTGCCCTATGCCGAAAAGCTGGAAGCAGGGACGTCATCTCAGGCGCCAGGCGGCATCTATGCCGTGACACTCAACGATCTAAACGAGGCAGGCCGATGACGTTTGAAGAAATCCGCCTCGCGGTCGAATTCCACATGGCCGGATGGAACGGCCCGCCAGTGGCTTACGATGGCACGCGAAACTCACCAGCTGTTGATCAGGCCATTGCTACCAAATCCGACTGGGTGACGCTAACGATCAACCATGGCGCCTCAATCACAGCGGGCATTGGTTCTGATCCATGCGTGCGACGCACAGGGCTTATACAATTTCAGATTTTTACTGATGAGAATACAGGCTCGCGCCCCGCTGCCCTGCTAGCCGACTCGCTAGCTCAGCATTGGGAGCACTGGCAAGACGGCGGTATCGAAACCCAAGCCGCGTCTGTTCGGCGCATAGGCGAGAGTGACGGATGGTACATGTACCTAGTGAGCCTCAGCTTTAGAGCTGGATAACTAACTCCACCAAGCACCACCATTACCCGCCGAGTGCGGGTTTTTTTATGTCCAAAACCCTCATGAGGTAAAAATATGGAAAGTAACCGCGTACGAATCGGCTATCGCCTAGCTGGCTCTGCCGACCCATGGCAAGTAATCCGGCGCACGAATGATGCGCTAACGGCTGGCACCGAAGTGCAGCGCTCAGATGAGATTCGCTCCGACCGAATGCGCTCAGGCCAAAAAGTCACGACGATCACCGCCGGCGGCTCGGTAGACTTCGAGATGAGCGCAGCCTCATTCGATGATTTCCTCGCTGCTGCGATGTGCACCGATTGGGCAACTGATGTGCTGACTGTTGGCACCACGACCAAGCGGTTTGACGTTATCAAGAGCTATTTAGCTGACGACGAGCATATCGTTTTTAAAGATATGGAAGTCAGTCAGCTGTCTCTGACGGCTACGTCCGGCGAAAAAATCACTGGGCAAATCACGTTCATGGGCCGCGAAGTCGAAACTGACTACGCGCCCGGCGCTGACACTTTTACTGATGCGACCACCGGCCTAATCTTCGACTCAAGCAACAACCTGAATGGCGTCACTGTTGACGGCGCTGCGCTGGTGAATACTTGCTTTAAAGAGCTTGGTCTGACGATCAATAACAACCACCAAACCGACCAGTGCGTTGGATCGCTGTACCAGAACCACTTTAAAGGCTCCTGTGATATTACGACCAGCAGCACGATCCGTATGGCTTCGTCTGCGCTCGACCTGTGGCGTAGCTCTATTGCTAACGTGCCAGTCGCCTTAGCGTTCAACATGGCAGACGGCGATGGCTACTCCTACGCATTTACGCTCGGTGAGGTGTACCTGTCTACCGAGCCGCCTTCCGGCGCCCTAGACGCCATTCTTGACCTGTCAGCCGAGGGCACTGCGGCCGTTGCAGCCGATGGTGAGATGATCACGATCACACGCACAGTCCCAGGCACATAATAAACGTTTAACCGCTTTGGCCCCGCGTGCTGTCTGTCGCGCGGTGGCATCTTTTTTAACAGACATCCACCAACAGATAATGAGGCAAATAACTATGTTTGAACTAAACAGCTACGACGCAGACAGCTTTGAATCCGGCGTATGGTCTGCCGTACAGGGCGATAGTGAGCTAAAAGTGGCACGCGCTGGCAACGCTGAATATCTACGCGAAGTGGAAAAGCTAGAGAAATCGTTCCGCAAAGAACACGGCGAAAAGTTAGAGCCACAGCAACGCCATTCACTGAACTGCCAAGCCATCGCGCGCGGTTTGTTGAAAGACTGGCGCAACGTCACAGAAGACGGGAAGGTGATTGAATACACCCCCGAAGTTGGCGCTAAGTATCTAAAGCGCAACCCGAAATTGTTGAGCTTTGTGCTTGATCGCGCAAACGATCTTGAGCGCTGGGAGCGCGAAGACCTGGAGAATCAAGCAAAAAAGCCTGCCGCTTCCTCCGCTGGCAAAGCCAGTTCCAGCGCGTAGGACAATCGTTTGATGAGGCCGTCGAGGAGTACCGCACTGATTGCGAATTCCTCGACGTTGAGTTTGATGCGCCAGAGCTAGATAGCATCGTGAGCAACTGGATGCGGCGGTTCAGTCTCGCATCCAGGACGCGCCCGCCTGCTATGAGCAGCATCTCGTCGATCAATCCTATCGACATTCTCACGCTGTGCGAAAAGATGCAGTGGCCGTGCCCGTATGACGAGGCGGTCACTGTACTACTAGCGATTGATGACGTGTATCGCGAAATAAACCAGCCGAAGCAATCCACCTGACCCTACCCTCTAACGTTAATTCGCGCTACGATGAGGGAAACTCAGGAGGATTTATGAAGCTACTAATCACGGCACTAGCGGCGCTAGTGCTAGCAGGGTGCAGCGCTAGCGAGGAGACCGGCTTTTTTAATAAAGCGGGGTTTATTGCCGAGATTAGCACATGGGATGCTGTTGAGGATGTGGCTGTCTCTGATGACGGGCGAATATACATCGGAATGCTTGATAACGGCACCTCTCGCGACGGCTACGCGGGCGCCGTGTGCGAAGAAGCACGGGGGCATGCGAACGGAGATTTAAACGACCGCAGAATCACAATAATCGACGTAGTGGCCTCTGTCAGAGACGATAAGTTCGTAGCGCTAGGCAAAAAGCGGTGCAGCTTCGATTGACCCTATAGATATAGAAACATGACCCGCTTCGGCGGGCTCTTTATTTTATTTATAAGCTTGCTACGGCGGGCTTTTTTCATGCCTGGAGAACGCCGTGGCTGAGTCTAGATTAGAGCTAGTAATTGACAGTCGTTCTGCCGAACGTGAGCTTAGGCGGCTAGAGGGGCGACTCCAAGGCGTTGACCGCGCAGGTGATCGCGCTGATAGATCCGTGCAAGGTCTCGGTCGCGAACTTGGCGGGCTCCGAACTGTGGCGCTCGCCGCTGGCGGCGCATTTGCTGCAATGGGAATAAGCTCATTGGGTCGCGATGTATTTAATACAGTTGCAAGCGTTGAGAAGATGCGCGCCTCCCTGGAAACCGTCACCGGCTCTATTGGCTCTGCTAACGCCGCATGGGATCAGATGCGGGAGTTTGCAAAGACCACCCCTTTTGAGCTAGATCAGTCTGTTAAAGCATTTATCCGCATGAAGTCCCTTGGCCTAGACCCGACAGAGGATGCTCTGCGCTCGTTTGCAAATACGTCTGCTGCTATGGGCACGGATTTAATGCAAATGGTAGAAGCTGTCGCGGATGCCACTACAGGGGAGTTCGAGCGCCTAAAAGAATACGGCATCAAGGCCAGCCAGGATGGCGACAAAGTTGCTCTTACTTTTCAGGGCAACACAACGTCTATTAGGAACAACGCTAGGGAAATACAGCGCTATCTAGAGAATATCGGCAATACCAATTTTGCTGATGCCGCTATTGATCAAATGGATACGCTCGGCGGTAAAGCCAACAATCTCAGCGATAGTATTACCGATCTTTATTTAGCCATTGGAGAAGCCGGCGCAACCGAACTATTCAATGCCGCGCTAGATGGTACGGCCTCGACCGTCAACTACCTAGAAGAGAACATTGAAACGCTCGCTAAAGGCTTCGACCTGCTTAGCGATGCCGCCATTATTGCCGCCGGCATTTTTGGCGGGCGATTTGTTGCAGCTATGGCGGCGGGAACCGTGGCTGCCGTTAACCGGACAGCTGCGAGCATTGCAGGCGCTAAAGCAGACGCGGCCGCTGCTGCTGCGATAACGCGCAGGACGGGCGCAGAGCTAGCCGCTGCTAAAGCGATGCTCAGTACAGCGCAGATTGATGTTGCAGCGACGCGAGGAACGGCGGCGCATACCTTTGCGCTCAACCAGTTGTCAGCAGCTAGAACGCGCACGGCTACCGCAGCAGGCATTCACGCTAGGGCTACCACCGTTTCCACGGCGGCTATGGCTCGGGCGAATGTTGGAGCCAGAGCGCTAACGGGATCCATGGCGCTGCTAGGCGGGCCTATTGGCCTGTTAATCGGCGCCGCTGGTCTGCTGTACGTGTTCCGTGACGAGTTAAACCTAACAGGCCAACGCGCTGGGCTAACAGAAACGCAAATCAGCGACCTCCGCGATGAAATGCAGGATATGTCGCAGGATGATTTAAGCGACTCACTATCAACGCTAAATTCTGCGTTGGATGCTGCAACGCTCAAGGCCGCAACGGCGCGTGAAGAACTATCACAGCTGCGCAGCGAGAACCGGGGCAGCGGCGCTCTAGGCTTCGGTGCTGGACAAGTCGGCGCTGAAGTATCCGGCATACAGGCTGTTGCTGATGCGAAAGAAAAAATCGTTGAACTAGACCAGCGCATAGCGGTGGCGCGTGGCGAGGCCGCTAGCCGGATCGAAGATAGCGCAAACGCCTATGTCGTGTACGCGGACAAGGTC